CAGTGTTATATCTGGATTTTTTAATAGTGTGTGTTGTTGTTGTGAAGGACCGGCTCAGAGATGAGTCGGTCTTTCTATGTACAGGGGTTGTCTCTAGAGAAAGGTTTTTCTCAGAGAGAACCGCTCTCTCAGATCACGCCATTGGAATTCTCTACATATAGGATTCGCGGGTGTGGGCTGAAAGCCCCATGTTCTGAAATTTTTTTTCGCGCGCGGAAATTCTATATATACGGAAAGGGCTCCCTATGTGGCAAATTTAAGCCTCTCGCCGATGAACTCAATCACTAACCGGAGCGCGTTATTCAGAGTTTTGATATCCTCATGCGTGGCGATATTCTGTGCCTTCAGCGCATCTACCCTGTTCTCCAATTGAACTATCTGATCTGACATATAATACATACACGCTATAACTACCACCCACAGTGTACATCTTATAATCATAGATACCATATATATACTTAATGACCGTGTATGCAGTATACTACATATGTAGATATCTGATATTACGATAATAAGTAATACTATGGATGAAAAATCAGCAACTAAGTACGCAGCCGGGTTCTTTGCAGGGGTATTAGAGAATCTGCACGTAGCAGTATGTAAAGAGGCAATTGCCCGTAAAATCGATCTATCTGTAGATCAGGTGGAACTAATTAGAGAGATCTCGCAAAAGGCCGTTGACCATGCCCGGGAACATACTAACACCAGATCTACTCCTCGTCAGTAAGTATAAAGGGAACACTCTTATATTAGGAACACCGGTATATTAGGAACACTGTGCGGCATGTAGCCGCGCGCGGGGTTTTGCGCCTGCGGCGTCTTGTCTAGGAACCCTGATATAATTGTGTTATAGAATGATAGTAATTAAATTAAAGTGTGATAAGAGTATTAGAGAGAAGTTCCGTATATATGGTATTAATAAGTCTAAGCTGGAAAACTTCCTTAACTACCATACTAATAATTTAGTTCCTACTAGAAAGTGGTGGGTGTATGATCTACAGGTAAAGGGAATACCTGGCGTTGATTCTCAGTACTTCTGGGATGAAGATGAGATTGAAGTTGCAACAAGATGCTACGATTGTTCCACAAAGAAGCAGCGACGTATATACTTCCTCTCAAGCCTTGTACATGAGTATAGGCATTGGGTGCAATGTAAATTACAGCGCGTATCAGCTAAGAAATTAAACTACAGTGAAGATGATATTGCAAAGCGTTCTGATGCATATACTAAAAACCCTTATGAATTAGAATGTGTGGAATGGGAAAACCTCGTCGCGACATTCAATGAGTTTATATAAATAATAATATGGTAGGTAAGTCAGATAATGAAATGATATATGAAGGTTATACCGGTCGTGCTGGTATGGCAATGGATCAGCAGCGCGATAATAAGAATCTTAAATTTGAACCGCGCTATGATGCTAACAATAGTAACCTCAGACAGTTCGGTGGTTTAACAGGCAACGGACGCGCTAATGCAGCTGGTATGATGTCTTCGGCTGATCTATCTTCACAACCTTCTGATGAAGAAGCTAGAATGGTTGAAGTAAAGGGGTACGGTGTAATGCGCTTAACTCAGCTTAGAGATCTTATTAAGAAACTATCTGATGATATCGCTGATGCAATTGAACGTGACGTCTATGCAGTTGGTGATAAAGCTGACCTCTTAAAGCTATTTGCAGATACATACAAGGGTAACATCTCTAGTTGATTTCTCAGTTATATAATATATAATTGACTAATGAATGAAAAGGCTTTTATTGAATGGTCATATATAGATCACTGGGTTGAGAGTATCGTTAACGAGATTAACGAGAGGGAGTTAAAGTTTGATACAATTGTAGGTATTGGAAGAGGCGGTCTCATTCCAAGCACTATGATTAGCTATAAGCTTAAATGCTCTCATTTACAAAACTTCGGTATTACCACTCGACATGCTGAAGATACTATTATTAATCAACGACCCTCACTGTTAGGTAATGTATTAATTGTTGATGATATTAATGATAGTGGTAAGACCTTTGAAATTGTTGATTCACTAATCAATAATGATAAGAAGTATAAAGATATTAAATCACTAACATACTGTAGTTTAGTTAAGCGATATACATCGACATTCAATAAAGACACAATTGAAGCTATTCAGACGAAATTAGATGATTGGTTTGTATTCCCATGGGATAAATAATTAAGTGAGAGCAAAACCTTTTTATTTCGAAATCAAAGATGTAGTTGCGCAGTTTATAGCTGCGTTTGACGATATCGTCATAAGCAGGTTTAATAAGAATAGAGAAGAAGAAGATCAGATAAACGTTAGATATTTATATGCTCCAAAACAAAGGGTAATGCATGATATCATTAATGAGAATAAGACTCTTACCTTACCAGCTGTTGCAGTTAACGTAACTGGCGTTTCAAGAGATACATCGCGCGTTTTTAATAAGATTGACGGGTTCTATTATTCAGGTACAAGCGGTGAAGAGAGAACATCTAAGCATATTAAACCACCTGTACCGGTTAATATTAATCTAAGTGTATCTATATTAGCGAGGTATCAGACTGATATGGATCAGATTCTTAGTAACTTCATACCATTCACAAACCCTTACGTTGTTATATCCTGGTATGTACCTAAAGAATTTGGATTAACAGTTGATCAAGAGATTAGATCTGAAGTACTATGGGATGGTAATGTTAGCTTAGATTACCCTGTAGAATTAGTAGCGAGTCAAAAAGCACGTATTACAGCTGATACATCGTTTACTATTAAGGGATGGTTATTTAAAGATGAAGCGGATCCAGTTGGTAATATCTTCTTCATTGATCAAAATTTCCACGCAGAAAATATTATTACTGATTACGAGGATCTATCATCTACTGAAGCGACTGTTGAATCTTTTGAACTATCTGGGTCACCGGTGATAACGGATATATTCTATAACGGTGTTAAGCTACTTGACGATTTAACATTGACATCAGGCGCTTCCGGTAACGTATTACTATATGGTACTGGCTTTAAGAATACTGAAACTCTTTTATTCAGCTCTAATAATGATAGCTTATATACATCGCTTACATCTTTATCTGCAACAACTAGACAGCCTGGAGTATCAGGTCAATCAATTCCCTTTACTATATTAAATGATAATATAATCTCTCTTGAGACACCTCCTCTCACTGTTAGCGGTAGTATACGCTTTATACCTTATAATAGAGCCGGTTATTCATTTAGCGATAATACGCTTCATACTCAGACATTTAGTGCTAACTCAACCTTTATTATAGTAGAATAACTATTAAATATTAATTATACCATGGCCGACCAACCAAAAAAATCTATTTTTAAATCAGATATCTTTAAGAGTATCACTAATAAACTTCCGTACCAAACTCCGAACGTCGATGAGATAATGGGCGATTTGAATCCTAAGTATGAGGTTTTTCAAGATACCGGTATAAAGAGAACTGAAGCTTTAGCTAATCAATCTATTCTATATAAGAATGATTATAATAGTGTGGCACATGGTGAATTCGGGACAGAGTCGCAATACGCGGAGTTAGTTTACGCTAATATCGAAGAGAATAAAGGAGGTCGTTTACGTGATTATAGAGTTATGGCTTCGTTTGCTGAAATTTCAGATGCGTTGGATGAGATATGCGATGAATGTATTAATAAGGACGAAAATGGTAATGTAGTTAATTTGACATTTCGTAATACAGAGTTAGACGGAGATGACCAAGTAAAGATTCAGGAGGAATTTGAAAAGTATATTGATTATTTTAATCTTGAAAGAAGAGGATTTGAATACTTTAGACAACTACTCGTTGAAGGTGAAGTATTTTTTGAGCATATTATACATAAAAACTATACTGATGACGGTATCTTAGGTGTGGTTCATCTACCGACTGATTTAGTAGATGCAGTATACGATAATATTCAGAATATGCTTATAAAAGGATTCATCCTACGTAAGCCTGTTTTTGATCTTAAGAATCCTACTAAGTTAGAGAAGATGGAGCTCATCCCGATGGATGATAATCAAATTACATACATCAACTCAGGTATATGGAATCAAGATAAGACGTTTAGATTACCATTTATTGAGAATGCTAGAAGAGCATATCGCCAATTATCATTAGTCGAAGATAGTATTGTTATATACCGCCTTGTAAGAGCTCCAGAACGTTTAGTTTTTAATGTCGATGTTGGTACTATGGCGCCACCTAAAGCTGAAGCGTATCTTAGAAAGTTAATGCAGCAGTACTGGTCAAAGAAAACATTTGATAGCAATCAAGAAGGCGCTGTACAGAAGTTTAACCCTCAGTCTATGCTCGATAGCTTCTGGTTTGCAAAGAGACAGGGATCAGAAGGTACTAGTGTGACGCAGCTAGCTGGTGGGGCTAATCTAGGCGAGTTAGCTGATTTAATGTACTTTGTTAATAAGCTTTATAAAGCTCTAAAAGTACCTACAAATCGATTAAATGCTGATGCTACATTTAGTGACGGTAACGAGATACTACGTGATGAGCTTAAATTCGCTAAATTCATTATTAGAATGCAGCAGCAATTTGCTAGCGGTCTTAAGAATGGGTTTATTACTCATTTAGATCTATGCGGATTAAAAGAGAAGTATAATATAAAACCGCAGAACTTACATCTAAACTTTAATGTACCGACAAACTTCTACGAGCTAAGAGAGAGTCAGAAGCTCGAGCTTAAAGCTACTAATTATAATAATCTAGTTAGTAGTGAGTTTATATCAGCTACTTACGGTCAGAAGAAATATTTAGGCTGGAATGATTTAGAGATAAAAGCTAATAGAGAGATGTTACGTAAGGATGCAGAATTCCAATGGGAGTTACAGCAAATACAGGGGGCTGGTCCGAGCTGGAAAGACGGTATACAGCCAGGTGGCGGTACTGAAGCTGGTATTGAAGGCGGTACACCTGCAGGTACTCCACCAGAATTCGGTGGAGCTGCTCCAGAGACTGCGGAAGTCGAACCAGGTGAAGAAGCTGGTGGTGAAGAATCTGCGCCGGCAGAGCCAGCTGTATAATCTAATCTTTCCAGATTAGTACTAAACTACCGTAATTGAGAATCTCAATTAACTCTCCAGACGTCGGATTCATTGTAGTATTTAAAAAATCTTCAAAATAAGTTGTAGACATTGCACCTGTTACTGTAGGTACAACTGTTGCATGATATGTTGGTGCTGACATATAATTATTTATTAAAGCTGGTTAACTATATATAATATATAAAAACAATTAAATAATTATAATGGCTAAGTGTGATATAACTCCAATCTCTGCATTTCAGAGTACAAACTTAAATAGTAAGATTGATAACTTTAATCGCTTAAGTGATAGAGTCTTACGTTCTCTAGGTTATCCGTTTGTTAATGTTGAGATTCATCGAGACACGTTATATGAGAATATCAGTATAGCGTGTGAGATGTTCGCTAAGTTTGCTGGTTATACTCAAGAGTATTTGATTTTCGATAGTGACTTATATATTAAAAACCAAGGCATTCGATTAGATCATCTTTTTTCCTTACAAGGCTCAGATACTCTAGCAGAACAGATCGAATTCAAAAACACAAGTAAAGACTTTTCTAACTATAATAAAGCAGATGAATCTTTATATATTGCCACCAGCGCTATCCCCGGTACGTATTTCTCTACTATATCATCTGTATCAGCTTCACTCGAGGAAGGTACATTTGTTAATCAGATATTTTCGCAGGATGTATACGATGTTATAACTGATTCTACCAGCCCTGCCCTATCAGGTCTAACTAGCCTCTTTATTCCTAGCCAGAAGCAGAATTTTACTGTTGAAGGTACTACAACGGGTAAGAGAGATGAGTTCATGAATAGCTTTGATTACGATACGATGGATTATAGAAAAGTTATAAGTGTACAGGATTTTGAAGAAGGTTCATCGACTGGTATTAACACTCTCTTTTCTATCGAGCAGAGTCTAGCTCAGCAAACATATTTTAGTTATGCAATGGGCAACTACGGCTTTGATCTGATTAGTTGGTATGTTTTAAAGGATTGGATGGAGATGAGAGAGAAGCTATTAGCACAAAAACGTAGCTATACTTTTGATGATAGAACACAGATGCTAAGAATGTACCCACAGCCTCGCTCCGGCAGTGGATCGTCTCAGAGATTTTACGGGGTTATAAGCTGTTATGTTGAGAGACCTATACGAGATATCATTAAAGAACAATGGGTATATCAATATACGTTAGCACTAACTAAAATGGCTGTTGCTAATATTAGAGGTAAATACGGTAACGTTACTCTTTTCGGCGGTGGTAGTTTAAATGCTAGTGATTTAATGACTCAAGGTTTAAGTGAAAAAGCTGAGCTCGAAACATCGTTATATGAAGGTGCACCTGGCTTCGGTGATGCAGCTCCTCCAATGTTCTTCGTTGGTTAATATTATGGATAGATTAAAAAGAATTGAAAAGGCAAGAGATTATTTTAAAAATAATTTTACACCTGAGGAGCAACAAATGCATGTAAATTTTACCGTTGATGCAGTAAAGGAGTTACTATCTGATTTTGAAAATAGTTTTGTTACTAATAATGATAAGGATTTATTTAATTTAGCTATGATTGAAGATTTTCAATATTTTTTAGAAAACATAAAATTAAAAAAGTAGTTATGCTTATTCAAGTGTTATAACTTTATATATAATGTTATGCAAATAAAAAAAGATAAAAGATATCGTCAAGGTATTTTTAAACCAGTTAACTCAAAAAAATATATTGGTAACGGTGACCCTATCTACAGATCTGGCTGGGAATTAAAATTTTTTAGATGGGCCGATCTGAATGAAAAAATACTTGCTTGGGGTAGCGAGAATATAATTATACCTTATACAAGCCCTATCGATAATAGAGTACATCGATATTTTGTCGATAACTTTATTGTATTTCTGGATAAGAACGGCAATAAGAAAAAATTCTTAATTGAAATAAAGCCGAGTAAGCAGGTAGCTAGACCGGTCGAATCAAAGAGAAAGAAAAGGACGACAATTATATACGAGCAAAAAACATGGGTTGTTAATCAAGCTAAATGGGATGCTGCAAGGAGATGGTCGCAAAAAAAGAACTGCGAGTTTATTATTTTAACAGAAAAGGAATTAGGAATATAAATTAAAAAGTATATAGTAAATCTATTTTTTTCACGTAAATAGTAATAATGGGTGTTCGAAATAATGATAGTACATGTAAAATTGAAGGTATCGATTTCAATTTAGTTGCATCATGTACAGAGAGAAATATTATTAAGGTGTCAGCTAAACGCGAAATCTTCTTTGATGTATTCGAATGTACGATAAACGGTGATCAAACTCTAGTTTTAGAAAAGGTCGATGAAGTGGATATGCTACCTATTGTTAATATTCAATTTACTAGAGATAATAAAATTTACACATGTGAAGCAGTCTTAATTGAGGATACTTACGAAGAATTTATTATCAATGAAGATAATATATATTTTAACAGTTATATACCTACAGAGAGTGAAGACGTTAGTGATAATGATGCTATTGCTGAGCAGACTTTTACAGATGAGGTAGTTGAAGAATATGATGTATCAGATAATGACTTAGATATAGATGGTCAATCTAAGAGTAATCATATACCGTATCAAGATCAGAAGGATACCTTCATACAACTATTAGATGAGCAGTTGAATAGTAAGCTATCTTCTTTAAAGATTGACTTTTCATCTCAACTTGAAGTTTTTCTTAAAGAGGTAAACAATGGTAGTAATACATTAATAGGAGAGAAGTTAACCGAGATAGATACAGTCGTTGAAGAAAAATTTCAAAATCTAAAAGAAGATATTAAACATATTGAAGAATTCAGTAAACAAAATATAACTGAAGCAATCAAAAAAAAAATATCTGAAATAGAAGGGTTTTTTAATACCTACCTGGAAAATATAGTTGCAGATAACGAGCAGAGAGAGGATAAAAATTTAACTCAAATTAATAATAATCTTCTTAAGATTAATACGGTTGAAGAGAGTTTACTAAAAAGTTATAACAGTATAGATACGCTGCAAAATAAAATAAGGTTACTCGAAGAGTTAGAGAGCAAAATCATCACACTAGATGATATCAAAGAGAGATTTATAGATGAGGATAGGGTAGCTAAAGAATCTAGAAATATTATAAAGTTTGTTACAGAAAAAATATTAGAATTATCAGATAATATTCAAGCAAATAGTAAGAAACAGGAAAAAAAATACAATAGCTTCATAGATTCAATTAGAGTTGAAGATGTTAAAGAGGTGAAGACCATTATACATGATAAGATTGATGAAGCGCAGATAAATCAATTAAAAGAGAACTTACAGTCTGATATTGAAAAATCCTTAAAAGGTGACATTGTATCGCTCAAGCGGTACGTTGAAATGTCTTCTGGGGGTGGTAGTGTTGCAAAGCAATTTGCAAATGGCGGTATAATGGATGGAGATTTAAATGTTAATGGAAATATTCTTTCCGGCGGTAGAAATTTAGATGAAATATTCGAAGCAGGTGGTAGTGTTTCAGCTGAACTTTTACCTCTTTCTGGCGGAAATTTGACAGGGCAATTATCATCTAATAGCACTATTATATCAGAAACAATATCGGTAGGTAGTTTATCGGCTACAACAATACATGCTGTATCATCCGTCATCGAGTATATTGATATAAAGCAATATGAACTATCAGGGTTTAATGTAACTGGTAACGTATCAGTAAGCGGTAATATGGATGTTACTAAAAATATTACCTTATCAGGAGATCTGAATATAGATGGTCTAGCTAATGGTAGAGATATTGCAGCAGATGGCATTGCAATTGATAATTTAGATACAGATGTAATATATCTATCAGGTGAAATCCACGCGAAGGCAAGTCAAACAGATTTAGATACACACACAACCAATACTAATAATCCTCATAGTGTTACTGCAGATCAAGTTGGATTAGGTAATGTTACAAATGAATCGAAGGCCACGATGTTTACTAATCCATCATTCACTGGCAATGTTGGTATAGGTACATCATCACCTACTGAAAAGTTAGAAGTTAGCGGTGATTTAATGCTCCAAGAAAACGGTGTTATTAAAAACAAAAATAATAATACACAATTTAGATTTGGATTAAATGACTTATATTTAGATGATGGTCACGTAAGAGCTGGTTATAGTATTGGTATCAGAGGACAGCGAGGCAGCACAAAGGGAATGGAACAAGGTTCTACATTAAATTCAGATTTAGGGATTTATTGTGGAGGTAATGAAGCAATTAGTATTCATAGTGATGGAGATACTCTTGTAAATAATGATCTTGAAGTTGAAGGTACAACCACTGTAGGTAAAATTACTCTTAGCGATAATTCGTTTGTAACAGAGACTGCCGATTTTACATTGAGCGAAACACACCGAGGTGCAACTGTTCTATTGCAAAACACTGGTCCGATTACTATTACAGTCCCATCACAAGTTGCAGGGCACACAACAACCTTTATTGCCGAGACATCTAATTCCGTGGTATTTACTTCAGGTACAGGACTAACAGCGTTTAATTCGTTTAACGCAGCAAATCAAATAGCTGGTATATTCGGTCAAGCGCAGATCATATTCAAATCACCAGAATACGCATTTTTAGGAGGTAATGTAGTATGAGTTTTTTACCTAGTTTATCCCCAGGCAACGTTCCAAACGTTGGGCCGTCTAATTTTAAATATGATATAAACGATAAGTGGGTTCGTCCTACCGAATGGCTTGATTTAAATGTACCAGAAGGTGTACCAGAAAAGATTATTGGATTGGTCGCGGTATTTCCTAATGAAAGAGCTGCACAAAATTATGTCGCTTTTAATTTAGATACTGATAACGGTTCTTCTTATACGGTAGATTGGGGTGATGGCAATGTTGAAACTCTTGCCTCTAATGTTACCCATTATCACGTATATGATTATGATGATTTGCCAGTTAGTACTGAATTTAGAGGATATAGGCAAGCCGTATTCGAAGTTACTTTAGGCGATGGAGTAGTTTTTGGTACTTCAAGTGGTCAAATCAATTTTAATGTTGATGGGCCATATACTACTCAGACATCTATGGATTATAGAGCTGGTCCAAATATTTTAGATTTATTTGTGAGTAGTTCAAACGCTACAACTCATACTATAAATTATCAGCGACCAATGAGAATGGTCGAGCAAATTGAAATTAGAAATACCTCAAGTAATCGATTAACACAACCTCGGTATCTATACTCTGGTTGTCGCTCTTTAAGATCTATACCCTTTGTACCTTATATTTACAATAGTGGATCTCGATCATATGGTCAAGCGTTTAAGGACTGTCATTCCTTGACTTTTCTTCCAGATGATTTTGCCAGCACTGATAGATACTGGTTTAAAAACCCCAGTTCTATGCAAGAGGCTTTTCGTTATTGTTATGCACTTAGATACATGCCAGAAGGTTTGTTTGGAAGTGGAATGCTTACATCTTGTAGTAGCTGGTATTTAACGTTTGCTGATTGTAGAAATTTAAAATATATACCATACGTTGGAGTAAGGAATACAGGCAGTGTTCGCATTGATTATATGTTTTATAATTGCACGGATTTAAGAGCAATACCGCAAGGTGTAGACATAAGTAAAATGGATGGTAACGGAATTGATAGAATGTTTTCCAATCTAAGTAAATGTTATGATTTTTCAGTTTTAACAGAGCAAGGAGGGCTTGACGCTATTGAACGAACCAGCAATTTTGATATGAGTCAGGTTTTTTATAATTTCGATTCATTGAAAGTGTTTCCTTATTTGGGCCAATTTACAAGATGTACTAATGCGACAAATATGTTCGCTAATGCAACACAAATTGAAAGATTTGATTCTCAATATACACATTTAGATTTTACGAATTGTACTGATTTTCAAAATACGTTTCAGAGCCTTGCGTTGTTAAAAGAACTTCCTCCGATACACGTTAATAATTTGACAGACTCTAGATCATTATATAGAACATTTTACGGGTCCGAATCTTTAATATCAGT